TTTACCCCAGAGCCTTCATCAGTAATAACAACTTCTCCGTAAGATGTATTACCCTCATAAACAGTAAATTGTGCTTTACTCTGGGAGGTTCTAGCTAACGCACCACGCCCTGTAAAAGTACTATAATTGTCTCCGCCCGCAGCTACGCTAGTTTTATTTATTTGTAACCAACTATCTCCGTCTTGACTAAAGTAAATGTTTGTACCTGAAGCTGCTATTACGCCATCAGCATACACTTGTAATCCTAGAATAGCATTAGTTGTATTAGGTCTTGTACCATCCCCTAAAAGCGTATAACCATTAATGCGTCTATACCCACCTTTTGTAGAGACTTCAAAGTTTAATAACTTAGTAGCCATACCTGGGGTTTGTAAAAGCTCCATAGAGTTGATAGACTTATTAAGTCCTCCTTTTAAAGGAACTGAAAAAGGTTGACTAGCTGCCATTAAAAGGAAACCCTGTCGTCTGTCATATTCTTAGGTTGAGGATTTATCAAGTTAGATTTCATATACCTCATTCCTCTTTTATAATCTTCTTGGGCAAAGTTAGCTTGTTGTAAGTTTTCTTTAAACTGATGAATGTAGTATCTTGTTCTGGCTGTAATAACAGAAGCGTATTGATCAGGAAGTACAATAGCATCACCATAAGCAGCAAGTGCTGTGGGTGCGTTATAAGCATAGAAGTGAATATTATATACTTTGTCTGGTATGGGGCTTAATCCAAACTTACGGTTATCAGGACTTCTAATAACATACTTAGGTACGCCATAGGTTTGTGCGTCCGCGTCATCTGAGTTTTCTGAGTCTCTTAGATACCTACGCCAGTCTGTTAGTGTTATGAACTTTAAAGATTGAGATACATAAGGAGCAGTTTCACCACTTACGTTAATAGTTGTACTATAAAAGTCATCCCAGTCTATTGAGGCATAATCTGTAGTTATACTAGAACTACTAGCCTTTAATGTATACCATCTAGTTCCTGCGACAGAAGCGACTGTAACATTTCCGTAGAAAGGATCAGTCTCTCCGCTTGCAGCTACAGCAAAAAAAGGCAGCTGAGGTTCTTCATTAGCTATGTCATTTATAGATCTATTAATAGATTCTTTTACAAATGCTTGTATTCCTACAGCACTTGAAAAGTTTGATGAAGTTAATGGTATTTCATTTATTTCTCTCAGAACTTCATTGACGAGTGTTAAATATGTAGTAGCCATTGAGCATCCTTTTTCTGTTTAGCTTTACCAAAATACGATATACCTAACAATCCTAAGACTCTAGTGCTTTTAGGCTTACTAGAGCTACTTAGGATGTCAAGGTTTTTGTCGTTACCTAACTGTGTCATTTTTAATCAGGGGTTGAGCCTAGGTGTAAAAACTCTACTAAGTAAGTAACTGTTGTAGCTGCCGTAGTAAGGTTACTTGCTAACGGCTTAAGACGAGCATAAAGTGTACGAGCTGCAGCACTATACAAAGTAGAGGCTATAACAATAGCTTCTGAAGTTGCTGGTCCGCCCACTACACCTGCTGTTACTCCTGTGCCTACAAAAGCGTTAGATCCGTGCCCGTGTGAGTCTTGAATAATATACAAGGGCGCGTTTGCTGTCCAGGTTACTGCTGCTCCACCATCATCTAAGATAGCTTTTTCATCAATAACTTGACCACCACCAGCGGCAGTACCTAAGTCAAAATCAACATCATCGCCTGAAGATCCTGCTGTAACAATGTTACCTGCTGGAATGGCAATAAGACTGCGAATGATAGTATCGGCTGGTTGTGTAAATGAAACATCGTAGGTAGCATTAGCAGTAACTGCAATAGTTCCTGTAGTAGCTGAAGTCCACGAAGTACATATGTTGTCGGCAATATCCTGAACATCTCGTGTTCTGGCTGAGTTACGCCCTGTATCTCTTATATTAAATACTGGGTTTGACATTATTTTTCTCCATAATTAATTTATTTCTGTAAAAATAAAGGGGAGTATATTTCAACTCCCCAATATAGTTAGCTTAGTCTATACCGTAGAAAGCTGCGACCAGTGCGTCTGGACGAAGTACTTTAGATCCATAAACATGGAGTCCTCGTACAATATCGCCAAATGAACTAGGGTCACGAATTACTTCAGTACTTGTAATCGTCTGTGCAGTTGCAGTAGAAGACATGTGACCAGCTAAACATTGACCTGCAGCATTTGTAGTTGCTGCAATGTTGTTAGACTTGTACATGCTAAAGCCACGCAATTTACCAGAAGATACTAGACCATTTCTAATTGATCCCGAACCTGCGTTATAATCTACAGATAGTAGTTTTGACGCTGAACTTGATAAGATCTCATAGAAATCTGGTGATCCCACAAACCAACGTCCCTCTTCAGGAATGTTAGAGTCGTCAAGAAGACGAGCCATGTGAGCCAGAATATCTATAGGATCATGTTCAGATGATCCAAAACCGATATCAAGATTACCTGTACCATCAAATGTACCAGCAGCTAGATCCGTAGCATTGTCTGAACCAAGGATATGGTTAGGACTTGAGGCAGATGCACCTGCGATCATAGTAGCAATAACACCTGCATCAAATGCATCTTTAAGTGCATAGGCAGCAGAGGAGGCAGCAACTTCACGCCAGTTTAGATGAGACATATTACTTTCTATGTCATCAACTTTAAACTTAAAAGCGTTAGCTGTGTCTACCACAAGTGTTAATTCTTGATCGGTAAGTTTTGTTTGTGTTATGTCAGCACCGCGCTCGTATTGATATACAGTAATGACTGGTTCTTTGATTATTTGTACAGAATCCCCAAAAGAGTTTAGTTCTCCAGCATAATCGGTGTTTGTAATTGCTTCGACAACTGATGCTTTTCTAAAGAAGTTTAGTACCTTTTTAGAGTAAACAGCAGGAAGGAAGAAGGAATTAGTTTGACCAGTTACTGAATTACCAAAGTTTCCATCGGTATCTGTGCCTTGTTCAAATTTGGCGTCTGATACATTAAAAGCCATGATTTTCTCCGTTAATAGTTGTTGTTAATTATCTTTTAGATTTCACTACTCTGCCTTCAGTGATTGCTTGATTAATGGCATCTTCCCATTTATCATAATCATCCATAGACATAGAGGCTATTTCCCTTTCTGTCCAGATCTTCGACTGCTTCGGATCAACACTTGTTGTTTTAGTTGATACCATATCAGCAGCTGATTTTCTAGTTTGCTTATTAGATGATGGTTTAGCAGGAGCATTCGATATATCTAAATCCCTTTTGTATAAATCAATAGCACGACTAGCAAGATCTACATCACTCTCATTATTATATACCCAGTCTTGGATTACGCTTGGCTGTTCTTTTGCCCAGCTATGGAAAGAGTCACTGTTTTTAATTTCATCAAAATCAGGATGGTTCTTTTCTAATCTCTGGTATGCTTCTTTAGTTAGTAATTCTGTTTCACGTTTTCGTAGAGTACTTATTTGCTCAGTCAAAGACTTTGTTTTTTCGTCACTCTCCATTCCCGCTACAGTTTTTACTACATCATAAACATCTGGATATTTTTTTCTAAAGTTTTCTAAGTCCTCTAAAGATTTAGGAGCTTGATAGTTAGGTGTCTTTTTATTAGACAGGGCTGTCAGTTCTTTTTCTTTTTCTTTAAACTCATTAATTTTAGAATCATGATGTCGTTTTAAATCATCGTATCTTTTTTTATAATCAGTCACCTTTTCTTTTTGTGGTTCTTGATTATCGTTACTAGATGTTCCTTCTTTTTCTTCTTCAGTTTCAGGTTCATCGTAGTGAACATTGTTAGATGAGATAAAAACTTTCTCTTTCTTATTGGTATGCCACAATTTATTACTATTATAAGGATTTGCTATTTCTTCTTGTTCCGCTTCTGCGTATTCCTTTTTCATCTTTTTACTCCTACTAGGGGCTTGCTAAACAAAGTGGTTGCAAATTTCGACAATGCAAGGTAATGTTTTTGTGAAGGTAGCCTTTCGGTTATTATTGTTATAGAGGGCTTAAGGTTTTAAGGTAGCTCTATATTTATTGCATACGAGGATTAATAGATAGCATAGCTTTTTTGATCTCATCATCTGCGTCATCTTTATATAATAAAGACTTGCTTGCTTGATTTTTTCTTGTCATGCTTTCTATTCTTCCACCATACGCCACTTGTTGTCTGTCTCCACTTGCTCTTTCTGCATCTTCCATCATTAGCTGTAAATTATCAGCTCCGATTTCTTCTACAGCCTTAGCAGTAAAAACAAACTCCCCGTCCGATAGCCTTGCGGGTATCGAATCAGACTTCTCTGATCCTGGTCCTTCTACAGGTCCAGTGCCAGAAAATTCAGAAGCAGTCTCGATAACTTTGTCAAACAACATACTAAGTTCATCGTCTTGCTCTAATTTATTTAATAAGTAAGTCTCCTCTTCAGGACTAAGTGAATTACTTATCACATATTCTATATAGTCTTCTTCCATCTGTTCATCAGGAACCATGGATTTACTAGGCTCAACAGAAATTAAGACTCCCATCTGATCGTCTAGCTTACCGCCGTCAGCTCGTGGATTTCTAAATCCGTTTCCTTGAGCAAAGTTAGTTAAGAAGTTTCCTTCTTCTCTTGGAGGAGTTTCTCGTTGTTGTACTGGAGTAGTTTCTTCTTCTTGA